GACTGCGCCGCCCTGCGTATGGCTTTTGTAGAGACCGAAAAACTGCGCCTTGTAGTCGCGTTGATCTTCGCTCACAAGACCGCCGCGATAGCCCGCATGCACCTTGCGGATGTACTTGTTTTTCTTGCCCAGGACGTCCGCTTTTCGCACCTTTATCAGCGTAGCGATGAGGCTGGTTATCGACTGCTCGATGTCCCGAAACGATTGCGTCATCAACAGCACATCAGCACCGTAATGCCGGTGGATTTTGAACCACTGGATGACGTCTTTGGGCGTGCCAACGCTGCCACGCCGCGCAGACGGAAAGCACACATGACACTCATCAACCACGTACAGAGGGCCTATGCCGCCCTCACCTTTCCAGTCATCCCAGAAATCCCACACATGGCCGAAGATCTCGACGCCCTCGACCGGTGTGACCTCACCCAGCACAAAGGCCAGTTCACCCCGATTGGCCGCGTTCGCATCCCAGGTGCCGCGCACCGGCTGGGCGAACTTGCGCACATCGAGCAGCGCGCGATAGTCGGGATTGATGGCCGCGAATCGCTCAACGTCCAAGGGCAAATTGGTGACGACCTTGCGCCCCTTTTCGAGCGCTGGGAGAACGTGATAAACGACCGCCTCATAGCTCTTTCCAGAGCCAGGGATACCCTCAAGAGCATTAATCATGAACCGAGCCTAGTAAATGGGATTAGCTGCAACGCGATGCGTATGCCAATAGCGGAAACGACTATTAGCGATGCCTGACCAACGCCGAGTAATCCAAGGATATTTACAATCTCAGCGGGCAATCCATTCCACACGAATACGCTGCTATCGATGCTTGACGTATCTACAGCCGACAAGGCCGAAACGATCACATCGAGCAACTGTTCAAACGGCCAACATGCGGCGTCCCTGACAAAATCCCACATCGCCTCAAATATCGCAACGGCAAGTTCTCCGAACCACGCAACGACTGCAGCTATTTTGGCAAATATGGCAGTAAAGAATTTTGCGAGCATATCAGCCCCCGAAAATCAATTGCCGCGCCAATATCACGGCGCTGATCAGTATCACCACCTTGCCAAAATCCCAAACCCAGCACGGCGGCGATATGTCATTAACGCCAAAATCAGCCCATGCGGCCATGGAAAGATCAATCTGAAAACTGGGGCACGAGCCTGCATTTAAGCCGGTAGGCATCATTGCGCCAGCAAGAGTGCCCAGGCCCGAGGACATAAACATATCCTTTTTTTGCTCCCATATGCCGACCATGCCGTCGGGATATTTCCTTTCGTAGAGCTTTGGAATTTTTGGCAAATCTTTATCGGAAAAATCACCTTTTTCACAAATGATAGAAGTAGGATTTAATTGGCAAAAATCCTCTTGCTCTTCAGGTGTTTTCTCATCGTTTTGCTTGGTTTCCGTTTTATTTTCAGTGATTGTTATATTGGTGACGTTATTTGTAATGTTTGTTGTCGTATTCGTCGTGGTCGATGTTGTCGCGGTATTTCCGCTATAGGTAACGTTTGTCGTGTCTGTTTTTGTTGTTGTTTGCGTTCCGGGCTGGGTATTCGGTGTTCCAGGCGCTGCGATGTTATTTGTGCCAGGACTAAGGTTTACCGACTGACTAGACGATGATTGAGCACCAGGAACAGAACTAGGGCCACTTACAGTCGGCGTACCGACTTGCAAACCTGCACCGAGTCCCACCGCCGCTCTTACAGCATCAGCAAGATTAGGAGACCAGTTGTCACTGGAATCTATGATTCTTTGAAGAATTTCATCCTCAGAAATTGGAGCAGACGGGCGATCCTTGGAGCAGCCACCCGCAGTCTTGTACCAGCCAGCCGGGCACGACTGATTTGTAGTCCAACGCATCGTAGACAGATATTCTTCAGGATTCCCGCCCTTGCGACCATAGCAACCCATAGTTTGCCCGTTATCAAACGGGCCAGTGACTTTTGTGTATGAGTAGCCAGTGGACTGAGCGGCAAACTGACAGGCGGCGGCAGGAGTATCGCGCGCTTGTGTAATGTCATATACCCACCACAAACGACCGTCAGATAACTGAGCATCCTTAGATGGCGCATCACCTACTAGGCCATCGGTGGTATTCTTTACATTCAATATTCCGCTATCTTTTAAAGCTTTCAGAAGGTCAACGGCTGTAGCCACAGCACCAAGCGGCGTGGCTATTTTCAAACCCGCAAGAATGGCGCGACCTGCAGCAGCTTTAGTTATATCCGAAACAATCTTTGCCTTTTGCGCATCAGCTACATTAATGCGTCGATCAAATGGCAGTTGCTGATATGTTGTTATTTTTGGCTCGACCGTCGAAATAGTCGTTCTGGGTGGAAATGAAACGTTTCCGCTTGATGGCGTGGCACCATTCAAAGGCGTCCAAGTATAGTTATTCCCATATTTTTTGTAATCAACGTGATTATATGGAATGGGCAAATCTGCAGCGTGCGATTGATTCGCAGCAAAAATACCGAATGCAGCCAGCAAGGCGATATTCAAGCGTTTCATGAACGCATCCCCATCAGAAAAGCGACGGCGCCCAAGCCGCCAAGAACCGCCAACAAGGCGTAGAACAGGGCAACTTGAGCGCCGACGAGCATGGCCGCTTAGACCTTGCTGATGATGCGCTTGGCGAGCGCCGGACCCTTGAACACCAGAGCGATGCCCACCACGATGACGGCCAGGGCCGTGAGCTTGGTAGCAATGCCATCCAGGCTCACAGCGTCCATGATGGTATCGATGGGCGACGATTGGGCAAACGCCGCAGCGGAAAGAGTCATCGCACCGGCAGCGGCCACGATCTTGGAACCGTACTTGCGAGCAGTGTTGAATGCGGACATGTTTTTTTCTCCAGAAAATGAATGGTATTGGCGCGAAATTGCACCGGTGAGGCAATTGCCTCAACGCTGGAATCTCAAGCCTTATTCACCATCCGAATAGCGCAGCCAGCGGCATAGCCAATTGCCCAGGCCGCGATAACCACGCCAAAGCCCCAAGAAGTAACACGAATAATGGATGCGGCATTTATCCCCAATGCTCCAAAATCAATCATCGAAGACGCATCGATCCAAACCTGCAAGGCAACAGGGCAAGGGTCGATATTTTCAGCGCAGGCTAGAAGCCTCATTGGCAATCACCCCAATCAAAGCTATGTGAGCATTCAGGGCAATCAAAGAACGTTGTATATACCGCATCATCAGGATTGAAATCATCCTCAGAGGCCGAATGATCACATTCAGGACACGTTATCAAATCATTCATTTATTACCTCGACAGGTTTAATTTTTGAGCCAAGAGAAAGGCGCGTCAGCATCGATGCCGCCGGGCCGGAACCAAGAGAAGGGGCCAACGGGGTCTATTCGTCGGGGGGTGTACCGCACTCGTACAAAGCGAGAAAAACCGCCGCCTGCTGGTGCCCACTCAGACAGGAGAAGCTCTCCGGTGTCACTATTGCTGTAACCGCCGCCCGGCGCAGGCTTGAAGCGCTCTCCGACCGCAGCATTGCCCTGCACATACGCAGGCCACAGCACCCAACGACGAATGCAGCGGCCAGACTCATCCAGGCCCCCTGCCCCATGAATTCGTGCACCACGTGGAAAGCTCCCTACGTTCTTTTGCTCAATCTTCGATGCGTACTTCATGAGGTACGCGACCGGGGCCGTGGCCTTGAGCCTGTTGGACATGCCATGCGCCCACATAGGCCGCTGGAACACGCCCTGCTTTTTCCAGGCCGAATCGGGCTTTGGTGGGGTCAGGCCGTTCTCTAACCAGACGATGACGTGGTAATGGATGACGCCGCGTTGCTGGAGCTCTGCAACCCACGCATAGCGCACCTTGCGTGTGCCGGTGCGGCTGTAGTGCCATGTGCGCAGATCGGCCAGGAAATTGCTGATGTGGTGCGCGCGCCAGTCGCGATTCGTGCCCGCATAGGTCAGCGTCAGCATCCAGATTTTTTGCGTCTTTGTGCCCTGGTTATGCAGTTGCTTCGCAGCGATTCCCAGGCCTTTGCGCAAGCGCGTGACGCGGGCGACATGCTTGTCGATTTCGATGGTGTTTTCACCCATCCAATCAACAACCGAAACACCTTCGGGAACCCTACAACTTGTTGATTCTGAGACAAGCCCGGCGCTGCGCGCCTCCCGGTTTTCGCGCTCTGCCCCGAAGCGATCAGCGCTGCGCGCACGTGCCCATTCCTGCACCCGATTCATGCGCGTGGACTGGTGCCACGGGCGGTAGGCCTGGACGTCTTCCTTGTCGTTGAAACGGAATTCGCGCATCACGCCCCCGCCCACGATTTGAACGCGGCACGCTTTGCCGCCGCGCTGGCTTTCTTGCACACCACCTGGTCGCTGTAACAGCGGTCCTGGCCAGCTGTAACTGCAGCGGCCGGCGGCTGTAACTGCGAGCCGGCGCACTTCGCGGCAAGCCCCACAAGGAAACGAGCAAAAGCCGGAGGGGTTCTCTCCCGATCTGCCGGCGAAAGCTTCAAGGTTCGGCCCGCAGCTCGCTGTAACTGCACGGGCAAATCACCGACTTGATCGCGGGTGCAACCGACGATGTAGAGGTATGTCGGCTTGGGGGCAGCATGCCCCCACCAGCCCTGATCAACCAGCAGCGTCCAACCGCCCCAGGCATCGACATGCCCAGGCAGAGGCAAGCCCGCAGCACCCCAAAGCGTGGAGCCCCATGGATGCTCCAGAACGCCACCACAGCGACGCACCTGATCGACGGCAAACAGGGCGAGCGCCTTCTCGTCTGGCCGAGGCTTTGCCCAATTGCGAAGACGGCCCCAGCCACGGCATGGAGGATGGCAAATAACCGGGTTCGAGCCCGTATAGCCGCGCGCGTCACGGGGGGCGTCCCACACATCGGCAACCAGGTCGAAGTAACAAGAATCGGAACGCGCAAACAGCACGGACACCGCAGCTCGGTGTAACTGAGTCATCATCAAAACCCCGCAGCAATGAGGTAAGCGCCCTGCTCCCGCAACTGGCAGGCGACGTCCCAGCAGCGACGGTCATAGTCGTGCGGGAGGTCACGGCCAGCGGGCCACATGTCCAATTCAGACGCAGCAGCGCGCAGATACGCCAAACGCTGCGCACCGGGCGAGCGGGTGTAGCGCAGGCGCTCAAGAACAGGGAGAAGGCGCGCGGATTCAGTCATGCGAGAGCGCGAAGGACGTAGAGAACGAGAGCAAGGCCCAAGGCAACGCCGAGGCATGAATGCCTGACGACCTCAAGTACGACCATGGGCCATTGGCGACGGAAATCAGCCCACTGCTGGGCACGATCAGCAGCCATGGCCGCACGGATTTCGGCGATGCGTTGAGGGTCAACCATCAGCGGCGAGCGAGGACGCCAGCGTCCTCGAGCGTTTTGCGAACCAGCACGATGGCCGTCATCAGGGCTTCACCATCAGCAGATCCCGAGCGGGTCTGCAGGTGCATTTCACGAAGGAGAGGCAACGCGTCAAGCTGCGCCCGCTCGACCTCATCCATGGCGCGCAATGGGGTATCGGCCATCAGAAACCCTCCCCCGACAATTGAACGTCGCCGCGCATGTACGACACGTTTGTGTAGCAGCCACCCTCTGGGAGCACTTCCAGGGTCACGGTCACGTGATCGGCCTGCATGCGCTCGTCGGCTGTGCTGTTGAATTGAAAAAGGAGCGCCAGAAGCGCCCCTTCCACCTGCGCTTCACGCACGGACTGTGCGATATCGCGGGTACTCATTTCAGCCCGCCGCTTGTGGCTTGGGGGTGAACTTCACCAGCCGAGGGCTGATCGCCAGATCGCCATTGCGGCTGACGTAGACCGACTGGGGTGCCAGCGTGTATTCGCCGACGGGGTGATAGAGCGCCGCGCCCTGATCATCCTTTTCCAAGATGATTTCCACCTTTTCAGGGTACGGGTTGGGCTTGCCATTGCGGTCAAACGTGTGGACGTAGACCGTCTGGAAATTGAGGTCGTAATCCTTGCCCGAGGTTTTTGCTTTGCCGCGTTGATTGCGGATGTCGGTCGACTTCACCGAGATTTGAATCATTTGATAGCTCCGTGTAAAAATTGCGGGACTTGTCAAATTGACTATGTAGTCATTTGTACAAACCCGAACGGAGTGTAGTCAAATGTATATCGATGAAGAATTAAATAAATTAATCGAAGATGCTATAGCGATTGCAGGAAGCCAGCGAAAGCTAGCCAGCTTGCTCGACATGGAACAGGCCAATCTTGCGAAGATCAAGAAGGGGGAACGCCCTGCGAACTGGAGAGTTCGGGGCAAGCTGCGCGCCATCCTGGGCGAAGACCCAGCGCGTGCGTTCATGGCCGCGATGGCCGAGGATTTGGAGGCATCCGAGAACACGGACGAGAAGAAAGCCGCCGACGGCTTCAAGGCCATGCTGGCCTCGTTTGCAGGCGGGCAAGAAAAAAGCCCCACCGAACAAGTCGATGGGGCTTTATCTTGGCGGAAACGGATGATTTCGCTAGCACCTTTGGCGCTTGAGGTACTCCGGCGATTTGGTCACTCGATAGACTGCGCGCTTGACAGCGGACGGCGACACACCGTACTTGATGCCTAAGCCTTTGTAGGTGGTCTTGCCCGTCAGGTACTCGGCAACCATCGAACGTTCTTCCTCTGCCGGCACAGCCCTATCTCTCCCAGGCAATCGCCCCCTCTCCCGTGCGGCCAACTGGCCCGCAATCGACCTCTCCCGAATCATCGAACGCTCGAGCTGAGCCACAGCCCCGAGTATCTGCACCACAAAAACGCCCATGCTGTTTGTTGTGTCTAACGGCTCAGTTACGCTCTTGATGGTGGCCCCAACGCGATCAAGCTGCCGCAACATCTCCAGCAGATCAAATAGACTGCGAGCAATGCGGTCGATCTTGTAGACGATCAACACATCGCCCCTGCCAAGTGATGCCAAGCAACGGGCCAACTCTTGCCGCCCGCGTCGTGACGCCCCACTCGCTTTCTCCTGAAATATCTTTTCGCACCCAGCCTTATTCAACGCGTCAAGCTGCAGCGCGGTATCTTGATCTTGCGTACTCACTCTCGCATATCCGATTAGCACCTGTTTTCTCCGTTACTCCAATGCCGCGATGTTATGAAGAAACGCGGAAAGTTAATGCTCGATTTGATGCACTGCTATGCATTTAATAGCGAAAGTGATATTTTTCAAAGCAGCCAAAATAACTTGAAGATTAGGAAATCACCAAGAGACAAAAATACATGTTTTTCATGGCGTGAGCGAAGGCCGTGCCTTGCGCAGCTCGGTGTAACACGGCAGTCACCGCGGTCGATCGAAAGCCACGACGCCACAGTTTTGAATCGATGCAAAGCGGGAAGCCTATCCAGGCGCGCTAGTGGAAAACTCTCCCATGACGCGGGGTACGTCGCGCGGGGCAACTTGAACATGGGGCGCAGCCCCATACCCCAATGCGGCGAATGACCGACGAGCGCGCGGCGAGCCTCTTTCCCCGCAAGCGGGGCCCCTTTCTCGCCCCGCGCTCTATCTATCTCGATATGAGGGTTCAGCGCAACGAATTGATCATCCAAAACACTGCGAATACGCCCAGGCATATGCACACGAAAAGCATGACCTGCAGTAAAAAAATCCATAGCCTAGAAGACGTTTTAGCGGCTGAAAAGAACCGCAGTTTTCCAAGATCACTTTGGTTTCTTCGGGATTTCGGCTGCGAGCGAATGCCCATGTTTTCGTCGTAGCGCTCTTTCCAATAATCGCGGTCTTGTTGGCCCATGCATCACCCCTTTTTCCGCAATCATAGGGTAAGCAATTACGGCATGACTGTGCCAATGAATCGCGTCTGTTCCGACTCGCGGATTTGCGCCATAGACGCCTCAGCAGGCCCACCAGCCATGCGCACCTCACTCACGACGATGGGCTTTGAATCCATGCCCTGAGTCAGCCGCGGCGCATCGCAGGTAATGGGCCGGTCTTCACCGTGCCAGTTGATCACCCCAGCACATTCAGCCAGGTGCTTGTAACTGTAGCCAGCCTTTGCCAGTTGCTCGCTATCAGTCGTTCCGATGCGCTGACCATTGGCCGACACCTCGAACATGTAGAGCAGCCGGCCGCCAAGCTCAAGCCAGCCGGTCAGGTGAAAGTTTTTNCCCTTGTACGGCTCGACAGGCGCGGCNGGAAGGGGCTTAGGAGTCTCACCAGGGGGTAGACCACCCTCAGCGTCCAACGGCTTGCGGTAGGCCGGCTTCCCGCCGTCATCGACCAGCACCATGCCTGGTGGCGTGCGCTTGAGGTCGGACTGAAACTGAGTAGGCTTTTTCTCAGCCTCAGGCCAAAACGCATAGACGCAGAACGCGATCGCGAAGACCCAAAAAATGGCCGTGCCGCGCCGCCATTTCGCAACGAACGGCGTGACGTCCGATGCCTGCGCCTCGACCACCGCACCGCCCTGAGTATGGCTTTTGTACAGGCCGAAAAACTGCTTCTTGTAATCGCGCTCATCGGTGCTGACGAGCCCGCCACGATAGCCCGCATGCACCTTGCGTATGTACTTGTTTTTCTTGCCCAGAACGTCCGCTTTTCGAACCTTGATCAGCGTAGCAATGAGGCTGGTTATCGACTGCTCGATGTCCCGAAACGATTGCGTCATCAGCAGCACATCGGCACCGTAATGCCGGTGAATCTTGAACCACTGAATCACGTCCTTTGGAGTGCCCGCGCCACCGCGCCGAGCGGCCGGGAAACACACATGGCACTCATCGATCACGTACAGCGGGCCTATGCCGCCCTCACCTTTCCAGTCGTCCCAAAAATCCCACACATGCCCGAAGATCTCGACGTCCTCGACCGGCGTGACCTCACCCAGCACGAAGGCCAGTTCGCCACGATTCGCGGCATTGGCATCCCAAGTGCCGCGCGCGGGCTGGGCGAACTTGCGGACGTCAAGCAGCGCGCGATAGTCGGGATTGATGGCGGCAAATCGCTCCACGTCCAGGGGCAAATTGGTGATGACCTTGCGCCCTTTTTCGAGCGCAGGGAGCACGTGGTAAACGACAGCCTCATAACTCTTTCCAGAGCCAGGGATACCCTCAAGAGCGTTAATCATGAACCGAGCCTAGTAAATGGTATTAGCTGCAACACGATGCGTATGCCGATGGCCGAAACCACAATTACCGATGCTTGACCAACGCCGAGTAATCCAAGGATATTGATAATCTCAGCGGGCAAGCCATTCCAAACGAATGCGCTGCTATCGATGCTTGACGTGTCAACAGCCGACAAAGCCGAAACGATCACATCGAGCAACTGTTCAAAGGGCCAGCATGCGGCGTCCCTGACAAAATCCCACATGGCCTCAAATATCGCTACCGCCAATTCGCCAAACCACGCAACGACTGCAGCTATTTTTGCGAATATGGCCGTAAAGAACTTTGCGAGCATATCAGCCCCCGAAAATCAATTGTCGCGCCAATATCACGGCGCTGATCAGTATCACCACCTTGCCAAAATCCCAGACCCAGCATGGCGGAGAAATATCATTCACGCCAAAATCTGCCCATGCAGCCATGGATAAATCAATCTGAAAACTAGGGCATGAGCCTGCGTTTAAGCCCGTAGGCATCATCGCACCAGCAAGAGTGCCCAAGCCCGAGGACTTAAACATTTCCTTTTTCTGCTCCCATATGCCGACCATTCCATCGGGATATTTTCTTTCGTAAAGCTTTGGAATTTCTGGCAAATCTTTATCAGAGAAGTCACCCTTCTCGCAAATAATGGACGTTGGATTTAATTGACAAAAATCTTCCCGTTCTTCAGGTGTTTTCTCGTCGTTTTGCTTGGTTTCCGTTTTATTTTCAGTGATTGTTATATTGGTGACGTTATTTGTAATGTTTGTTGTCGTATTCGTCGTGGTCGATGTTGTCGCGGTATTTCCGCT